CTTAGCTGAGTTTTCAAATTTGGATCAGTGATGGCTTTTGCTTTCCCAGTATATCCGAAACGAGGAGAATCCGAAGTCGAATGACGAAACGGTATTCGGATAAATTTGTGGCCATCCTTGGCCGTGACTGCTTTACTTCCACCCAACCATCCTGGTCGAACAGCTTTCATATCGAATGCGGGCATCCCGAATTCAAAGTTGTTTGGCATTACTCCTACGAGTTGAATCTCAAAAACCATGTCGCCACTTCCAAGTGGTTTGACGGAAAAAGATTCAGCTTGTCTGAGACCATTGATATAGATGTCACGGGATGTTTTTAATTTTGTCTGAGCGAGTCGAATCCACTCATTCTGGGCAGCCTTGGCCAATCCACCGACCGCGAGACGAAACGCTTCGACTACGCCATCTTCGAGCGCGTCTACGTTGTATCCTCTATCAGTCAGTTTGGCCTTGAGAGAGAGTATCCCCACTTGCTACCTCACCGTTCTATTCGAGCTCCTGAACCAGATGCCAAGTAATCCCATCTTAACAATGCTTGCTGTGGAAGATGGACAGGCTCTTTAACTGCTTTCTTGAAAGCACGATAATAGAATCTAGCATCGTGCAACAATTCAATTACTCTGAAAGTTGGAAGCGTAGGGTACAAAATCGAATAAATAGCATTCGAAGCTGGACGATAAGATGTTTTCCATCTTATCACTTTTTCTTTTTCAAATACTTCAAAATCTCTATTGTGGACGTACTCTCTTCCGAGAGAATCGACAACGTAAAACGGAACATTCGAGTTTCGGCTTGGCCTGTATCTGAGATAATCTGAGTTATCGTCTGGGCCTCTTTTGCCACGAAGTATTAGCTGATTGAACGTAGCTGAAAAATCCAAAACTTCAACTTTGTACATATACGAAATTCTGACATTAGCTGGCACAGTCATTTGTGCGTCTTTGATGTCAAACACGCCATTGGATTCATATCTCTTGTCGAGACTGACTCCCTGAATGAACGCCCATGTTTCAATAGCTCTATCTTTGATCTCTAAGACTTCATCGCCAAAACAGACTGGACAATCTAGCTTATGATTTGTTCCTTCTATCGAATCTCTATTCGGACAGAGTGCGGTAGGAGTAATCAAAACTTTGACGCCCTGATCTTCAATCAGATTATCAAATTCCGCAGGTATCAGGTCAACGCGCCCAGGTTTTGTCGGGCTGCGCTTTTCTCTCACTTTATTATTTGCGAGAAGACCTGTGGTATTACCTTTTGCCATTGTCCCTCCAGATTAGGACACAACCATTGAGAGACCATTGTAATACTCGCGGATATCCTTCATACGGTTTTCAATTTCTTTATTGTATTGAAGAATACGCGCACCATATCCTGCGTTTGTTGCTGATGCAGTGGTTGAAATAGATTGACTCAATCCATCCAAACTGATCGACTTTGTTGCGATACCTGCGCCAGCGATCAAGTCACCAGCGATATTTAGCGGCCCCATCGCAGCCTTCATCCCGACAATCTCTACCAACTCTGGTGGGCATTTTCCTTTTGGAAAACCAGCTATGTATTTAATTTTGAAGATCATCGGAACGTGCTGAAGACCTTGATACAGGAGTGGAAGAAAGTTACCACCCTGAGAAAGCAGAATAGAAGAAAATGTTCCCTGAGTTGGAACCAAATTCACATACGCTCCGACAGATTCAACTCGATACCAAGATGGATCGAATTCCAAAACATTGCTTGCAAGTGGGAATTGAACACCCACAGATGAAACAGAGCTCACTGGAGTTTTGAATAATTTTATTGCAGAATAAGAAATGTAATCTGAGATGTAATAATCTCTGTCTTCTTCGAATTCTTTTTCAGTTAAAACGACTCCGCCTAGACTTCTCTCAAGCCAATTCTGAGCGGATCGAATATAGAATTCATACATTGAATCTGGATATGGCTGGCCGTTATCATCAGTGAGATCGACACCAAAAAGGAAATGAGCTTTCAATTCCGCTGCGGAAATGATTAAATCATTTTTCCACTCAATCTTTGACGGGTAACGTCTTTGATTTCGGGCTTGAGCACTCATCAGCACAACCTCTCAACTATGTCCAAGCTATCGAGGAATTGTATGTATGATGTTTTGTCGCCTTTGATTATCCTAATCTCAAAGCTCTGACCTTCTCCAACTTCGAGAAGCTCTGTCATTGCATCTGTCAAACCAATGCAAACTTTTCCAAGAACAGGATTGATAATAGAAACTGTTCCAATTGAAAAAGTTGTCCCAGAGAGAGATGCACTTGCTGGCAGACTTATCTGGATCGATCCTGCTGGAGTTGGAGAGATTGTCGATGTTGGAGTTTTCAAAACAACTGATCCGGAGACCAATCCGGTTCCAAAGATAGGATCTCCTTCTGCTATTCCATCTGTGGATGACATATTTGATATTATATCACTACCAACAACGGTATCTCCTGTTCTGTACAAGAGATAAGCATAAACAGAGCCGCCCAATCCTGTTTTGCGAAAGCAAGCTCTGATCTCACTAATACCATTGAAGTCATAAGGATCTTTTGTCACTGAGGACACTATTCTGACCAGAATATCTTTATCTGATCCCTGAATTATTTTTATCATTTAGATTCCCCTTATGAGCAAACAAATTCTTCAACTTCTCCAATGTAGCCGACAAAATCTGCTCCGATAGGAAGAATTTCCGTACCTTCGTATTTACGAATAACATCAAATGCACTTGGATAAGTCGGATCAAGAACAGTATAACCTGAATCAATGTAAACTCTATATTTTACGTCAACGGAATCGTAGTTTGGCATTAGATAAGAATTTTCACCGTAAATGCCATTCGCCAGATGGGTTAAATTAAGATTCACGATTGAAGCACCAGATGCACTTGTCAAAAATGCTTTGACAAATTTTGTTGTTTCATCTCTATTCAAACTCAATCTTAGAGCGACTGGTTCGCCTACCTTGCGAATGACTTCCATTTTTTCAGCCCTCTCTTGTTATATCACGCTGGTCGATCTGCAAAGTCAAAAGAGCCATACATCGTCGTATTGTTCGTTCCTGGGGTTCCATAAAGAGTGATGATTGCTGGGCCGAAAACGGGCAATGATGACCCAAATGTTCGCAAGAAAGCGTTACCCTGAGCGATTGTGATCACGTCACCGATAAGCAATTCTGGGCTTGTCGCGAGCGTTGGATTTCGATTCCTCAACTGCTGAACGTAGTTTCCGCCGCCCGCTGATGCCACACAGCCTCCTGTTATTGCATAAATATCTGACAAATACAGGTTTGGGACATAGTGATGAGCCCAGAGAGTCAAGTTGTCGCCTTGGCCTGTGATCAAATTGCCGACCGCGATAGTGCCAATGGCGGTTCCGGTTCCGCCTGTTCCAGTAAAGAGAGTAATTGTGCCTGCGTTCGATGTTCCTGAGCCGACAGAAACGACCTCGATTTTTTCAATGAAGCAAATGTTCGTCGCGACGGTGTTCACTGCTGTGGTGCCGTTGAGTGTGACGGTCTCCGTGAAGAAAGGTTCTTCGAGCGATGGGCCGTTTGCGTTTTGATCAAGATAGTAAATTTTTATTTGACGAGCACCAGTGCCCGCAGATGAGTCGTTTGCAGATGACGAGGAGACTGACCTCTGAGCGTTTGTTGTTGGTGCTGTGTACGTTGTCTGACGAATTGCCGTAAATACACCAGTACCCGTCGAAGGTGTTCTTCCCTGTGCGTTGCCGGAAATTGCGTCCGTTGGAACGACCGTCGTCGGGATGGGATCTTGATTGGGCGAGACCTGAACGACTAAAGACAAATCTGAAACGGACGGACTTTGGCTTGCTCCCATCACTGCCGCTGGGCCGACGGTTCCTGAGCCAATAGAGACTTTAAGAGTGTCATTGACTTGGCCGATTTTGGTTCCCAATGCGCCATTTAAGAAAACATTGCCAAGATCGTTTGTACCTGTCGGCAATGGATTAACAATCGTGGAAAGCTGGTTGATGTTCCAAGTACCTGATTGTGAAACTGGAACTGGACTTTGGTCATTGGCGATAACAACCGGAACCGATCCCGTTGATGCCTTTTGACCGAGCGAATTTAATTTACCGTCGATGCTCGCAAGCGAAGCATTGCCAGTATCTTGTTTCGCAGCGGTAGAAACTTTCCCGTCAATGGAGGAGAGCGACGATTCAATACCATCGGTCTGGCTGATCAAGGTATCCAATTTAGTTTCGACTTGATCAACGTGTCCCTTGATAGATTGCAGCTCAGTGATTTGAGAATCTTGTTTCGCTTCCGTGGCCACTTTTGCGTCAATCGAGGCAAGCGAAGCATTGCCAGTATCTTGCTTTGTCGCTGTGGAAACTTTTGTGTCGATTGAAGACAAGGAGCTTTCTACGCCATCGGTTTGAGAAATGAGCGTGTCGAGTTTTGTCTCAACCAAGTCAACGTGGCCTTTGATGGCTTGAAGCTCTGTAATTTGAGAATCCTGTTTCGCTTCCGTTGCCACCTTTCCGTCGATAGAAGAGAGCGAAGATTCCACACCGTCGGTTTGCGAAATGAGCGAATCCAACTTTGTTTCGACGCCATCCACATGACCTTTAATGGCTTGCAATTCTGTGATCTGTGAATCTTGCTTTGTCTCCGTTGCGACCTTTCCGTCGATTGAGGAAAGAGAGGCGTTGCCCGTGTTTTGTGCTGCGAGAGTCGATGCTCCAGTAGGAAGGGACACGGTTCCAGTGACGTTGGTGATGTTCCATGTTCCCGATTGCGAAGCTGGGACAGCAGATTGATCAGAGGCAATGGCGACAGGAATAGAGTTTGCCATTGTATTCTGGCCTACGACTCCTGTGATGTCTCCAAGTGCTACGGTGAGTGATCCTGAAGGTGTCACTTTTGTTGCGACATAAGTTCCACCACCTGAAGACGAAAGTCCCCAGATAATGCTCTTGGTCACGTCAGCCATTTGCCCACCTTGGAGCTGCTGACCGACTGTGTACCGAGATGGTGAAACATCTGTGACTTTGAGAATAACAGTCAATCTAAAGACTGTTTGATTTGATGCACCATTCACATAAACGATTCTGAAATAACGAAGCTCTGCCGCCTGAGCATATGATACACCGACGTTTCCGGTAACTGAAAATGTATGCTGATGATCCCAGTTTATTCCATCTGGACTGAATTGCATTTTCAAGCCATCGGTCGCTGAAGACACATCCGAGAATGCTGCGACGTTAATGGCAGAATAATCTTTAATCTCTATTGCAGAACCAGTAAAAGTAGCATTCGCAAGGAGTGGAGTCGTCGAGCTGTTTCCAGCATCCAAAAATCCCTCATTTGTCGTCGCAGAGAATGTACCGCTTATTTTCAATGCGTCTCCGACATTGCCAATAACAGTGCCATCACTGCCCATCAGCTTCATTTTACCGAAGACTTGTTTGACGACTGAACTTATATTCATGTGATCGACTCCGTTACAGACTGAATAGATCCAGATGAAACAGTATATGTGTACACTCTTGTTTCAAGAACAGTGGTTCCGTCAGAATCATAAAATTCCCACGTCTCACTTGAAGGATCACCAGAGGTATAGCTAATAGAAATTTTAAGCATACGATTAGCAGTTATTTGAGTTTCTCCGTAAAAAAACTCGATATAATCGACATCGCCACCGACTGTGTAAGTGACTTTCTGAGAATGAGCATCGCTAAAAAAAGCGACACCTTTCCCAGATCTCACAAGTCCTGCCCCTGCATTGACGACTGAAAATCCATCGTCTGCTTCAAATAATCTGTCTATATTAAAAGCCATTGATCTTCCTTAAAGGGTAGATTTAACAACTTCAATTCGACGAGCCGTAACAGTGACTCCGGCAGATGTTGAGGCTGCACGAAGTCGCATATCGGCTCCAGAAACATCGACCGAAATCGACAAATTGAAATCAGATCCGATCGCTAAACGAGCATACACCGTATGATCAGAAACGGCACCGTCATTCAAAGCATAAACTTCTAATGCCTTGCGATTCGCAGGGGACGCTTCTTCAAATGCCTCGACAAGCCACTTACAGGTTTTTACTGAGGCATGAGGAACAGAATCCACTGTCTGCTCGGCTGTGATTCCTGCTACCTGAACACCACGCAACTGCTCCAAAAGAACTTCTATTCTTTGAAAGAGTTGTTTTGCATTTTGATCATTGTCGAGAGAGACGCCATCGAATGAGCCAAAATCCACATCTCCTTGAGAAACCCCAAGAGCAGATGTCAAATCTTGTTGGTTGCCATCCAATTTTTCAATTGCGCTGTTTACAGTGTCAGCACTTGTGATTGAACCATTGACCGCTGAATACGATGCGGCCAAATTGATTCCGTCGGCAAAATTCCAATTAAGGTCTGCGATTTTGATAATCACGGAACCATTGAATACAACAATCGCCAATCCTTCTTGACCGTCTGGAGAATCTGGCAAGTAGTATTCACAGACGAATGTGTCTCCACTCGAAAGTGGGGGAGTCGATCCATCTGCTGGCGGAATAGGCATCACTGTGAAGGTAACATTGTCACCAGTCACATCTGTGATCTTCATTAGGACTGGAGAGCCATCCGCATCGGTGATAACCCATTTGCCGACAGAATACTCGGAGATAGGAATCGCTGCTCCGTCGTCATCTAAGAATGGGGTTGCGACGACATCTCGAACACCTGCACCTTGAACTTCATTTGTTACAAGGAGTAGCTTTTCTGATCGCCAACTGCCAACTGACATCTGAGGATTGTCGAATCTATCGAAGTCAGAAGGAAGGCCGTCATTTGCTATTTTTTGATAAAGCTCGCCTGTTCCGGATCGAACATATAATGAGCCAATTGGTGCAGAATCTTGATCTCCAGATACGCCATCTGGTTGAGCAAAACCAGAAAGGATTCGGACAAGAAGTCCACCATCCTGCTGGTAAATATCTAAGCCTTTTTCAATTCCAAAAAAATTTCTGCTCACGCCAATCTCCCAAACTCACTATGTTCACAGCCAGAGAGGAAGATCACTGGCATGAATCAAACAATCATTCTTGTTGCAACAAACTCGACTGGAAAAGATTCATTATTCACGATTTGAAGCTCCGCATCACTTCCGACTATCGCACCATCTATTGCGATGTTTAGATAATCTCCGCCTTTTGCATACACCTGAGTTTCAATGCCGCTATCGTCTTTCCTCAGCAATATCTTAAACGAATGACGTTTGCTTGGCGACTTATAGAGAACGAAATACTCAAGACACTCAAAGGCAATCAATGGAATCTTGTCCACCGTCTTTGCAGAATTGGCAATCACTGTATCTCTTACATCGAGTACAAGAGTTTTTATGCTCTCAGCCATCTTAGTCCTTCGTGACAACCTAACAATTCAATAATTAAGTCGCGCCTCAATATGCCAAATCAATCGTTTGCTTTCGCAATGATTCAAACTCCGAGCACACAGAATACTGGAACTTCAACTGAAGTTCATCAGCCTCTTTTGGATTGATATCGAAATAGAATTTGGCTTTACCTGGCCTCACCTTTTCCACCTTAACAATTTTATGACGGCCACCCTCGGTTGTTTGAAGGAAGGTCGCCAACAAATAGTTTACAGTACAGAATAGTGGCTTGTCATTTGCCATTATTCGACCTCTATCGCCTGAATAAAGTTTCCAGCCGTTGTGACTTTTACAAAATTCAACCTAGTCCAATAATCACAAACCACAGTCACATAGACGTTTGGTGGAAGATAAATATCTGTTGCATCTGCTGACGCCACTCCGCCAACTGCAAATCTGATATATGCTCCACCGCCAGAGGAAATGAGACGATACGCCTTTCCTCTTTGCAATGTCATTTGCTTTGGAGCGTTATCAACCGTGTCAACAATGGGTTTCACGTTGATGGCATTGACTGAATCGATAGGAACGATCATCGGGCCATCAATCACTTTTTTAGATCGCGCTGGATGAGAGTGCTCAGACCAATCTGGATCAACTGCGTTCATCCCGATAAATTCTTTGTCTGCCATTTTTATTTACCTCTCTTCCATCCACGCTTTGATGCTGCCTCACCAGTTTCGCTTGAAACAGCAGTGACGGCATCTTCAGATTTAATTTCTTCAGATTGAGATGATACTTTAGCGGCTTCTGCTTGTTTAGCCAACATCTCTTCTTTTGCTTTGATAGATTCAGAGGCTATTCTTGAGACCTCTGGTTTAGCCTTTGGCTCAGGCTTGAAATTTTCAATCTTGACGTACCCCGATTTGAGAAGAGCTTCAGCAAACTCCTCTGGAACGTCAACAACGCCATTTGCATCAGCCTCGATCAATTTTTCTGGCAATGCAAATTTGGCGTTTGGCATTCTCGGATTAACGAGCTTCATATCAATCCCTCAAACTAACTTTTGTTATCAAAAGTAAATTGGGGAGAGTCACCTCTCCCCAGAGACTTGATTAAACAAGTCCGAGTTTCGGTTGCTCAAGGAAACCGATGTTCTTGATCTTCACCCATCCGCGAGGACGGAAGAGAATTGGCGTGTTGTAATACAACTGCATCCAGCGGATGCTCGAAGCAACGGTCGCCAGAGGGAACTTGAGCATCGGGCTCAACTCGCGAAGAGTAAGAACCGATTCATCCATCTGGCCCATGTATGCAACGCCATGACCAGGCAAGTTTTCGTTACCGTCTTTGAACACGGTCGATGCACCGCCAGAAGCGATCTCAGCGATGAGGTACTTCTTGCCAGAAACACCGTCTTCGAGACGAGTACGATAAACGCGATATCCTGTGGTCAAGTCATTACCGGAGACTGCACCGCGAGCAATCGTGATAGTGACTTCAGCGGAACCAGCGGCAGCGACAACTGCGGTTGCCGAACCAGCGGTAGCAGCGGATTCACCCGACTTCGAGATTGCGGTGACTTCGTAAACGTAGCTTCCATACTCAGCGGCTTTGAATCCGCGAGAAGTTGTGACCGCGCCCACTGCGACCGTAGCCGACAGAGGAGCCGTAGGAGCCAAGCTGTTATCAGCCGAAGCTGGAGCAGTCTGGTTCACGCGCAGGAACACGTCAGGACGGAGCTGAACAACGCCACCCATTGTGCGAACTTTGTCCACCACGAATCCAACGCCCATATCTGCACCGACAGGAAGCTGGTAGCGTCCCTTGGAGAAGAATTGCTTATTGAAGTCGTCATGGTTTGCGTTCGACAGGTAGCAGTGCGTCGGATACATATAGTTGTCTGCGAGAACGCGAGACACTTCCGAGAACACAGCTTCAGTCAAGATTCCACCGCGAAGGTCAATGACGTGCTCATCGCTCACGGAAGGCTTGCCATCACCAGCGGTGAAAGGATCAGCGATTCCCAGAGCGTGTTGGCGGTCGAGGCCGTCGAATGCTTGAGAGATGATTCCAGAGTTTGCAGAGAAGAGAGCCTCTTCCATGCGCTGGAGCATCCACTTAGCACCGTTCTTTGTTTCAAGAGCGACCACGTTTCCGTGAGCAGGCTTGACGAGAAGCATTGGGTGGCTGATTTCGCGAGTTGTTCCCATGAACTTCACGAATGCAGCTTTACGTTGGTATTGGCTGTCTTCAGTACGAGGCAGACCACCTTCCTCGATGAAGAATCCACCACGGCCACCATACTTGGAGAGCAAGTTGTATTCTTCGACAGTGTTGTATGCTTTGGTCTTTGGAATATCGTTATAGAGAACGATATTCTTTTCCATGAACGAAACGATCTTCAGAGTCGAGTCGAGTGACTCAACGCGAAGTGCTCCACCGCCAGCCTGTGTCGAAGGATCGACAGCATAACCAGCAGTAAGGGCTTTGTTCAGGTCTGCAACGGTTGCAGCATCAGATGCTCCGAAACCGTCGCCATGAGATTCAAATTGTTTTGGATCGAGCTGTGGATACATGATATTCCCCCTTTTAGTTCAGAACTTGTTTAAGTTTGGTTACGAGCTCAGGTCTGATATAGCCACCGCTCTCGAATCCAATAACGTCCATGTCACTAGCCTCACCTTTACGAACCAACTCACAGAGAGCATTTGCCATCTGAGATTTTGCAATCGAAGGATTCTCGGAAAGTGACTTGAACACTTTCTCTTGGCTCTCTTCAGCGAGGCCAGAATTGAATTGACGATCAATTCCGTTCGCGCTCTTGGCGACTGTTTCGGACTTCGCAGTGCGAGCCGGAGCAGCTTCGATAACGCCAATGCGTTCGCAGATTGCTTTCAATACAATGCCAATCTTCGCTTGGGACTTTTGTACGTCCTCAACAGCGTCAACAAGTTCTGAATAACGTGTTTCATTTCTTTTATCGCTCTTGGCGACAACGCTACTAAGCGATTCAATCGTTTCACCAGTGTGGCTGACGAGGGACTTCAAGAATTCAGATACGTCAATCTTTGTCTGAATCTCTTCAGGCATATCTTCGTAGAAGGATTTCTTGGCTTTGGATTTGTACTTCTTTTCCATTTCCTCTTCGCCTTCATCCTCTTCTTCGCCTTCGTCTTCGTCTTCCTCTTCGTCCTCGGCTTCGTGTTGAATCTTCAGCTCGCCTTTGGACATAGCCTTCTTCGCTTTCTTAGCCTTCGCAGCGTCGGACATCTTTTCACCGCCCTGTGCTGGATCAAGCTCGCCACCTTCGGGCTGATCCAAGTCGTCCTCGGATGCCTTTGAGATGTCGCCTTCAGCGAGTGCTTTTTCCAAAGAAGAGAGAGCTTCTTCAACTTGATTCTTAGTGATCTTCATTTCTCCCCCCTTCAAAGTTTCAAACTAATTTTTTTGATCTCAGCTTTGATTGCTGCCACGTCCAACTGTGCGAAGAGTGAAGGTGCGTCGGTCGCAACCTCAATCGCCACAGCGATAGCATTCAATCGGCTGATACACTCGTCTAGCTTGGTCATAATAGCCGCAACCTGAGCTTCGGGAGCATCGTGACTGACACCCTTGGCAATCTGGCTGGCAGGCATACGACCGAGTTGTTCTGGGCTCACCATAGTCGTCCTCCCTTTCTAAAAAGTTCTGCCACAAAAGCGGCTGCCGCATCGTCTTCGAAATCGGGCCTCCGCTCTAAAACTAACTCTAATGCTGTTTCCATGTCGTCAAACTGCAAGGCTTTTTCCAAAGCCTTTCTGCGCTTCTTTTTTTGCTCCATGATGTCCTTCGCTCTTGAATCCAAAGATTCAACTCGAATCGCACCACCACCAGTTTGAGTGGCCGGAGATGTTCCGTATCCTGCCATCATAGATTTGATTGCGAGATCTTCATCGTGGAATGACTTCTCAAGCAAGCTCCATGAACAGTCAGTGTTCACTGGGCAGTTTGTGATCGCCACGTTCCTGATGT